TTCGCGAATCTTTCCAGATTCAACGACTGCTCGAACGCGATGCCCGCGGAGGAACTCGCTATACTGAGATCATTCGCTCTCACTTCGGCGTTGTATCTCCTGACGCCCGTCTCCAACGCCCCGAATATCTCGGAGGCGGCTCTACACCAATTACCATCAATCCAGTCGCTCAGACAAGCTCTACTGGCATCTCAGGGGGCTCAGCTCCCTTGGGCAACCTTGCAGGCATCGGTACTGCTCTGGCTTCTAACCACGGCTTTACCCAATCATTCACCGAACACGGTGTAATCATCGGTATGGTCAGCGTACGCGCAGACCTCAACTACCAACAGGGTATCCGCAGAATGTGGAACCGCAAAACCCGTTATGACTTCTACTTCCCCGTATTCGCTCACTTGGGCGAACAGGAAGTTCTCAATAAGGAAATCTATGTTACTGGCAACGATGTACAGGACAACGAAGTCTTCGGCTATCAGGAACGTTGGGCAGAATATCGTTATCATCCAAGCCAAATCACAGGCTTCTTCCGTTCTACTACGGCAGGGACACTTGACGCATGGCACTTGGCTCAAAAATTCACGAGCCTTCCCACGCTTTCGGATGAATTCATCCAGGACAAACCGCCAGTCGACCGAGTAGTCGCTATCGGCGGCCAAGCCAACGGCAAACAATTCATCTTCGATTCATTCTTCCAAGTCAAAGCGGCGCGCCCAATGCCTCTGTACTCTGTACCCGGCTTGATCGACCACTTCTAACCTCTGCTAAACCCTATATGCCCCGAATAGGGGCATGTAGGCCGCAGGCCGTAACAGGAAAACATCATGGGACTTTCCGCTCTACCCGTTATCGGAGGCATCCTCGATAACATTTTCGCTTCAAATCGGCAGGAAGACGCTCAGTCGTTCTCTGCCCAACAATACGCAACGCGTTATCAAACTCAGGTCGAAGACATGAAAAAAGCAGGGATCAATCCCATGCTCTCTGCCACCTCTGGGGCAGGCTCACAGCCCTCAGGGGCTGTTGCCACACCCGGCTCTAACATGTCAAACGCCGGTCTTCAGATGGCGCAAATCCAAAATATCAAAGCTCAAACTGAGCTGAACTCCGCGCAAGCGGCAAAGGCACGCGTAGAGGCCGAAGTGGCCTCTTCATTCGCGCACCCTCAGGCTGAGGCTAACCTCAACCAAACATTCGCTCAAACCGGCCTCACGGCCGCTCAGAGCGCAAAGGCGAAAGAGGAAACGACGAACATCGTCGCAACTCTCGCCAACATCCAAGACGAAAACCTAAAAATTCGTCGAGCAGCTGAACTGCTCTATCAACAATCAAACCTTGCCTCCCAACAACAAATGACGGAGGCACAACGCTATAACCTCGTTAAAGCGCAAACACAACACGTCATCGCTCAAGCTGGCCTCGCCAACTTGGACATTGACGCGGCCGAATCCTTAAACAACATCGGCCGAACATCTCAACAACTCAAGCCCATCATCGACATGATGAGGGCTATCATTAGGAAATAACTATGCAAAAAGTATTCATTCGCTCGCCGTATAACTACGATACGGACGAAGCTTCTAATGCGTCTGGTACGGGAAATTTTCCCGAAACCAAAACGCAACAACAATTCAAAGACGCTTGCGACATCAATCGCATCGTCGCTCAATACGCTAAGGGCGTAATGCCCATCGGAAACGACGCAGAACCCCTTTTAAACCTCGAAGAGGGGTTCTATGGCGTCACCGACTTTCAAACGGCTATGAATGCCGTTAGACGCGGTCAGGAGGCCTTTAATGCCCTCCCATCCGCAACCCGGGCTCATTTTCAAAATGATGCCCAAAAATTTGTTGACTTTGTCACAAATCCCGATAACATCGAGGCCGTTCGAGACCTTGGTCTAGCCCCGGGTAAACCCTACCCCGAGGCTGTCCCAACGCCACAAACAACCCCCTCACCTACCCCGTAAGGGGCGGCCGCAAGGCCGGCACAGTAGACACCCCCTTGTTGTCTACTGTGCTAGGTGAGATACAAACCAACTTTGTACCACCACAAAACCAAAGGAAGTTCAAAATGAAACCCTTAAGCCGCCACGGCGTCTCAAAACACAAAAGTGCTAAAACATTCAAGCACCACATCGCTACAACCGCTAGCGCAAACCTCCGCGGCATGCCAATGCGCGGCGGATACCGCTTCTAAGTAAAAACCCTAACCCATAGCCCTTAAATGGGCTCAGGAGAGTTATGCCCTGCTATCAACCACTATTGGCCGCACGTACCGACGAAGGCAAAATTGTCTTTAACAACAAAGGCCAACACAATGAATTGACCCTTCCTTGCGGTCAATGTATGGGATGCAGAATAGACAGATCACGTATGTGGGCTGTCAGATGCATGCATGAGGCCTCCCAATGGGAGAAAAATTGCTTCATTACCCTAACCTATGCCCCCGAGCATTTACCCCGTTATGGGGACTTAAACTATCGCCATTTTCAGCTCTTCATGTACAGGCTGAGGCAAAAATACGGATCAGGAATCCGTTTCTATATGTGCGGTGAATACGGGGGTCAATTCTCCCGTCCGCACTACCATGCCATTCTCTTTAACCACGACTTCGAGGATAAAAAAATTGTTGGAACTACTAAAACAGGCCATCCGGAATACAACTCAGAAATTCTCAAGGAACTCTGGGGACTCGGTAGGACTTCCCTCGGGGAAGCTACCGAACAATCTGCTGCTTATTGCGCCAGATACATCACAGAAAAAATCTCTGGTCTTACGGATGCTATCAATCCTAAAACCGGCGAACCCTTCGGTCATAAATATCGGATCGAAGCAGATGCTGAAGATCAAGCCAATGGCGTTATCTACCATGAACGCCAAAAAGAATTCAACCGCATGTCGCTCAAACCCGGTATCGGTCAAGACTGGTTCGACAAGTTCTATAAGGACATATACCCGTCCGATGCTGTCCGAATGCGAGATGGACGCTCTGTTAGGCCACCTCGCTACTACGACAAAAAATACGATGAACTCCATCCATTCGAGTTCGAAGACATAAAACAAAAAAGATATGAAAAAGCCTTGAAATCAGCAGAACAGACCACACCTGAAAGACTGGAGGCGCGTAGCGTTATCCAGTCCTCGGCTATGACAAAATTCAATAGGAGTATCGACATTTGAAACCCCTTGTTCTACATGCAGGCAATATCCATTTAGATGAATTGAAGAGCATTTATCACATTCATCTTTACCCCGGCTCAGATGCACATACCCGTTATGAAGACGGGGAGTGCTTCACAATTAACCGCGTATACCGTGCGGATCAAAAACGGTACTACAACACTTTGGAGTTCTTATGAAACTTGTAATCGTCTCTGTCAGAGACTCGGCCGCTGACGCTTTCGGCCGTCCTTACTTCGTACCATCCGTCGGGATGGCTCTTCGCTCATTTACGGATGAAGTCAATCGCGCAAGCGATGACAACCCTTTAAACAAACACAAAAAAGACTTTGCACTATACGAGTTAGGCGAGTATGATGACAACACGGCTCAGATCGTGTGCCACGATCAGCCGAAACTACTGATTCACGCGGATCAGGTCTAACCACAAACGCCCGGCACAGTCCGGGCTTTTTTATAGGAAAAAACCATGGCTATCATGCACAAAAATAAGTCAGTCTCAACGCATAAATTTGCGATGATCCCCCGTGCTGACATTCCCCGGTCTAAATTCGAAATCGAATCTGCCCACAAAACAACCTTTGACGCAGGCTACCTTGTCCCCGTCTACATCGACGAGGTTCTACCCGGCGATACATTCAACCTCAAAATGACCGCTTTCGCGCGTCTGGCAACGCCAATCTTCCCAGTCATGGACAACATGCACTTGGACTCATTCTTCTTCTTTGTCCCCAATCGCTTGCTTTGGGACAACTGGCAAAAATTCATGGGGGAACGTAAAAACCCTAATGACTCAATCGACTATTTGATTCCTCAGGTGGTATCCGATACAGGCGGATATCCCGTCAACTCATTGCAAGACTACATGGGCTTGCCAACTGTCGGTGTGCTTGCACCCGGCAAATCAATCTCCCACTCAGCTTTGCACCTCCGTGCATATAACCTCATCTGGAACGAATGGTTCAGAGATCAAAACCTTCAGGACTCAGTACCCGTCCCAACTGGTGACGGCCCTGACAATACCCTCGAATACAACTTACTCCGTAGAGGTAAACGACATGACTATTTCACGTCCGCACTTCCTTGGCCACAAAAAGGCGAAGCCATCTCGATTCCCCTTGGAACTACCGCGCCCGTCTGGGGCGATACCCGCTCCCTCGGTCTATGGGATGGCCAAGTAGGCGTAGCCTACGGCCTAGGCACCGA